TTCCTGAGGAAGTGTCTGCCGAAATCTTTAACAGTGTAATTGAGATGAATCCAATCATGCGCTTAGCGCGTCGATTGCCTAACATGTCAACTTCCGTTCGTCGCCTTCCGGTTATGTCAGCTTTGGCAACCGCTTATTTTGTCAGCGGTGACAACAGCCTGAAACAGACCTCTGAGGTAAGTTGGGAAAACAAATACGTGACCGCTGAAGAATTAGCGGTAATCGTACCAATTCCCGAAGCCGTCTTAGACGATGCTGGTTATGATATTTGGGGACAAGTACGACCTGAAATCGAAAAAGCAATCAGTGTAGCAATCAACGCAGCCGTTATCAATGGCACCAACATTCCAGCTTCCTGGACAACTGACTTGGGCGCAGCCGGATTATATGCCGGAGCAAACACAGCCAGCAACCTGGTTTCATTAGCTGCTTATGCGGACGCTTATGAAGCGATTCTTGGTGAAACCGCTGGTGGCGCTGATGGCTTATTTATGACCGTTGAAGCTGATGGCTTTATGGTAACAGGTTCAATCGCAGCGTTATCCATGAAGGGTATTTTACGGAACACCCGTGATAGCAACGGCTTACCAATCTTTAAAACCAACATGCAGGATGCAACCCGCTATGAATTAGACGGAACACCGATTTACTTCCCAAGTGATAACTCAATTCCAGCCGCAACCGAATTGATGATTGCTGGACAGTGGGATCAACTGGTTTACTCAATCCGACAGGATATTACCTACAAGGTATTAGATCAGGCTGTTATTCAAGATGGTACCGGAGCGATTGTTTACAACTTAGCACAACAAGACATGGTTGCATTACGCGCCGTTATCCGCTTGGGCTTTGCATTACCAAATCCAATCAACCGCGCACAATCAACCGCAGCCAGCCGCTATCCATTCGGTATTTTGACCGCATAATAGGAGGATTATCATGGGTTTATTTCCAATGAGTGTAGAATTTGCACTGGTTGACGTACCGCGTAGCAAAGGCTCAAAAATCTTTGTTGTGGATGCTGTAAACGGGTCAGATTCCAATACAGGGACTAGTTGGAACTCTCCACTAGCAACCGTTGCAGCAGCTTATGCAAAATGTACCACGTTGAAAAACGACGTCGTATTGTTAGTTGGTAATGGCACATCAAACACTGCAACCGCCGCGATTACCTGGGCGAAAGACTTCACCCACTTAATCGGGCTAAGTTCTCCCGTACCGGATGAGCAACGTTCAAGAATCAAGAACACCGCCGCACTTGCTACAACCCCATTCATTACATGGTCGGCTGATGGTTGTGTGGTCAAGAATGTATCATTCTGGCATGAGAGTTCATCCGCCGCCGCGTTGGTGAATTTCTACCTGTCTGGTGGACGAAATTCATTCCACAATTGCCAGTTCGCTGGTGCAGTAGGAACGAATAACGCATCAGGCGCTCGATCAATGCTTATCTACGGGGCAGACGCTTCCGGTAACTACTTCAAGAATTGTACATTCGGAAATGACACCATTCAGACGGTTGCCGGTGTACATGTTATGGAGTTTGATGCAGGGCCAAGTCATACACAGTTTGATGATTGTCTGTTCGTTCATTCAATCGCAGCTACCACACAGCTTCACTTATTTGGAGCCGCAGCCGCCGATTTTGGACGCCGAACGATTTTCAACCGCTGCCTTTTCATCAATGAAACCAGCGTTGCCCAGGCTGAGGTTATTCTAACAACCGCCGCCTTATCACAGCACCAATACATTTTCTTGAATGATTGTTGGTTCTTTGGGGCAGCCGAGTGGAATCTTGGAAATCATGGTGTTGTTATCAACAATGCACACGCCGCAATTATCACGGGCGTTGCAACCAGCGGGCTGATGAAAATCACCAGCTAATTAAATTAGAATATAGGCGGGTGAAATTCCCGCCTTAGGAGAATAAAATGACCGCAGTTATTAATTCACAAACCGGAAAAGGTTATCTGGTTGTAGATTTCACCGGAGAAGCCGCGATTGGTTTACAAGGCAACATCTTAAATCCAGAAGGTGTAGACCTGCTTATTACAAATTCATATCAGTACATCGTTACTCCATCCACCGCAGCCGCAACAATGAATGTCGGGCCCGGTTTAACTGGTGCTGATAATTCAGAACTTCATGGCGCAGTACCATTGGATGCTGTTGCTGATACTTGCTGGATGGGATACCACCCAGCTGTTACACAAGATGCAGCGTTAGCTGTGTTATGGGGTGCAGCTGAATACTTGACCTTCACTACCGCCGCACAATCTGCCCTTCCTGGTGTATGTAAATTCTATATTCAGTACATCCGTTTGGAATAATCAAATAGGGGGGGAGCAATCCCCCTTCTTTTGAACTGGAGCGATAATGACAACACTTGTAACAGATGATCAAATTGCACAGATAAGGCGGATGATTGCAGAACCAAATGCAACGACTTATTCAGATACTTTGCTGACTACAATAATTGAATTATTCCCAACAGTTGATGAATTAGGTACACAACCCTATTACTGGGTGCAGGGCACAGGATCACCAACCAAAACAGCAAATAGTAACTGGATCCCGACTTACAACTTAAATTCTGCTGCCGCTCAAATATGGGATGAAAAAGCCGCAACTATTTCAAATCAATATGATTTTAAGGCGGATGGTGGTGATTATTCACGCTCCCAGGCTTACAAACACGCATTAGAACAGGCTAAGTATTATCGCTCCAGGCGCGGTATTTCTACATTCACGTTGTATAAGTCACCAAAAGAAAGCGCGTCCGGTTCACTGAATAGTGAGTCATGGATTGGCAACCTTTCAGAAAGTGATGATTTTGACGGTGATGACGTTGTGTTCCTGAGTTTCTAACCATGGACTTCTCAACAGACGAACTAACCAACTTCAGGTCAGCACAAACAGGTCACATGATGTGCACGGTTGTCAGACAAGCGTATTCTGCCACATCCAATTCATACAATGAGGACGTTGTAACCTACACAGATCAAACCGCTATAAAATGTGGCTTAGATATGCGACAAGGTAGCGAACGCCACACGCAGAGTTATACCGCCTTAGAATATGACGCGACCATGAGACTACCCATTACAACAACCATCGATGCAAAAGACAGGCTCAAGGTCACAAAGCGATTCGGTGAAACATTGACGACTGCTTTGGTGTTTGAGATTGTTGGATCTGTACAGCGCGGGCCAAGTGGAATCAGGGTACTATTGAAGCGAGTCGAAGCATGAGCAAGGGCGTTACCGTCATCAAATTAGATAACAGGTTCAAAGAAGTTATTGCCGCTGCCAGTGGTGAAAACATTATGAAGGCCTTGAAAGCTGGTGGTTAAGTTGTTCGTAATCATGCGAAGCTGAATATACAGGCTCAGGAGCTTGTTGATACAAGTAATCTGTTAAATAGTATCAGTGTTCAGGAAGGCTCAGGCGGTAAGTCAGACGCAACCGTTGAGATTGGTACTAACATCGAATACGCAGCAATCCACGAATTTGGCGGGCCGATACATCAGACGAATGCCTGGGGCAAGGGTATCGAACAGACAATCCACATTCCAGCGCGTCCCTATCTTAGGCCTGCATTAGATGAGAATCATAATTCAATAAAAGATGCTATTGGAGCATCATTGAAACATCAAATAGAGGGAGCTATCTAATGGCAACATTGGAAGAAGGCTTAATCAGTTACTTAGAAGGGTATGCCGGATTAACTGCGTTGGTATCAACACGAATTTATCATATGACCAAACCGCAGACTCTGACATATCCCTGTGTAACATTACAGCGCATCGACACACCCTTTATTCACACGATGCAGACAAGCGGAGCGACGGGAAACCTTGTTACTCCGCGTTTGCAGTTTGACGCGTGGGCTTCCACTTATGCAGCCGCTAAGGCGATTGTGGATCAATTACGGGCAGCCTTGAACGGTAAGACGGGATCCATAGGAACCGCGCCTTATGCCGTAACAATTAGATCATCATTACAAAGCACCGAGCGACCATCTTACGATGTGCTTGTTTCGATGTATCGCAGCATGTGCGAGTTTGTTATCATGCAGGAGGATTAGTTTGGCTAATAAATATGATGCTTTTGGTACTCAATTACAAATGGGAAATGGTACATTCCAGGTAGAAACAGCCGTCGTTGTGGGGACTATAACAACCACAGGGGATGCTAATTTTATAGTTACATCAACTGGTGTTGCTGGCACTCCCGTGACCGTTGTCGTTGCAGTTATCGAAGACGATACCGCTTATGACGTAGCGAGAAAAGCACGCGCCGCGATTGGTGCTAATGCTGCAATAACGGCTTTGTATCATGTTGGTGGATCTGGTAATGAAGTTGTATTGACCAGAAAAACAGCGGTTGCAAATGTGGCAGATTTGAATATTGCTTATGCAGACGATAGTTCTGTTGGGTTGACTGATGACGCTACCAGCAATAATACAGTTGTCGGTGGTGAAGCGGAAGCATTCACCACGATTGCTCAGGTAAAAAACATTAGCGGCCCGGGGTTGTCATTAGACGTTGAAGACGTAACCACCCATGACAGCACGGGCGCGTGGGAAGAGGTTGTCGCTACAATTTTGAGAAGTGGTGAGGTAACACTGGATTTAGTTTATGATCCGGCTACCGCTACTCATGGATGGGGTATTGGTTTATTGGCAGTTATGCCAAGACGGGCAACGCGGAACTTTCAGGTTATATTCCCAGACGCAGGATCGACCACATGGTCGTTTGCCGCTGATGTTGTAAACTTTGAACCGGATGCACCACACGACGGAGCATTAACCGCAAGTGTAACGCTTAAGTTAACAGGGTCAATAACCCTGGCATAAAGGAGATTATAAAATGGCAAAATATGGAGCTTACGGAACTATATTGGAAAGGGGCGCGGTAACGATTGCTGGCGTGACCAGTATTTCTGGACCAGGCTTATCACTTGATACTGAGGACGTAACAACGCACGATTCTACCGCAGCGTGGGAAGAGGTTGTTGGCACTATTTTACGTTCAGGTGAAATCAGCATGGACATTGTTTATGATCCAGCCGCCGCAACACATAAGAACGCAGCGGGTGGTATATTGGCTGATTTAGTTGCACGAACCGCACAAGCCTACTCATTAATATTCACTGATACGGCAAATACTGAATATACATTCAATGCGTTTGTAGTTGGCTTTGAGCCAGATATGCCCGTTGACGGTGCTTTGACAGCTTCTGTGTCAATGAAGATCACTGGAAAACCAACAATCGCATAATCTAACAGAGGAGATGGTATGAGTGTGTTAACTAGAGATGATATTCTTGAAGCAAAAGACATTAAGATTGAATTAGTCCCCACCCCTGGTTGGGGTGGGGAAGTCTATGTCAAAGGTTTAAATGGAGCAGAGCGCGATAAGTTTGAAGGTTCCCTTATAACCCTACGCGGAAAAGATAAACAAATGAACATGACAAACATACGCGCTAAATTAGCAAGCATGAGTATTTGTGATGAAAAGGGAAAACGATTATTCAACGAAAATGACGTGCAAGCCTTATCACAAAAAAGCGCATCCGAATTACAGCGCGTGTTTGTTGTTGCTCAAAAGTTATCTGGAATATCCGATGAGGACGTGGAGGAATTAGCAGAGGAACTTAAAAAAGACCCTTTCGACGGTTCACCTTCCGATTAGCCCTTGCTTTGAGAATGACACGTGCTGAATTGCTGAGCAAGATTAGCAGCGCTGAATTGACAGAATGGATGTTGTATTACCAGCTTGAACCATTCGGACAGGAAACACAATATATTGGGCCTGCAATCACCAGCGCAATTCTAGCCAACGTCAACCGGAAAAAAGGTGACAAGCCACACTCCGCAGATGAATTCATGCCAAAGTTTGAAAAAGAAGAAAAGTCACCTGAGC